CTTCTGCTTCGTAAGTAGATACTTCTTTTACCGTGTAAGATAATATCTCATAAGTCTCTACATTAATTTGTGACATTTCTTTCGATACTGCTTCGTTAATAAATTCTGAATTTTCATCTGAGTTACAACTTACTAACCCTAATCCTAATAATATTGCTAATAATACTAATTTTAATTTATTCATAATTGTTGTTTTTTAGTGTGGCTTTATTGCCTGGTACAAATGTATAACTTATTTTATTAACTACCAAACTTTTTTTACATTATTTTGCAAATCTTTTGGTCTTACTATATCGAAATCGACTATAGCGCCCTGTGGCTGGTGCTTCAGAAGACTCTGACAAACTTCATCTACTGTGTTACTAGCTGTATTTATTAAGTGTCTTTTACCGTTTATTACTATTATTTCTAACATATTATTGGTATTTGCCGTTTATAAAATCGTATGAGTCTGAGAAATACGTTACTCCCTGTACTGTGCACATTCCTGTATATGCGAATCTAGCTATTTGTGATGGCGATGGGCTTACATCGTTTACAAAGTCTTCTAGGTTTTCCTCTCTGGATCTTTTATATCGAATCATTAGTTTGAGAATTTAAAAGGGATTTCATTTATTTTACAGTCTAAAGCTGTACATAAATCGTATGCAGTTCCTAGCTTAATGTTACAAAAATTAGTATTGCTTTTTAGGTCACTAATAAGATCTTCATAGATGTAAGGATATTTTACCTTGAAGCAGTTAATTATAGTGTCTCTATCTAGCTTTGACAATCTTTCTAATAATGTTTTCATATAAATGGTTTTAATGTTGGCTTTATTGCCTGGTACAAATATATGCTAAATATAATTACTATGCAAGCTTTTTAACACTTTTTTTAAAAGAAAAAACCTAACAAGCTGGACTAGTGCGAGTTAGGTTCTTAACATTTCAAGTATTAATTGATTAGATCAATCTTCTACGCCATAGTCGGCCGTCTAGTCTTAATCTATTACGGTTATTGAATTTATAAACGAAAGGATATTCTCTTTGTCCGTCATTTAAGATCAATTCCATTTTAGTAATATCTACTCTCCAGTCTCCAGAGTTAGTTATTACACCATCTACATAAAGTTTGTAGCTTCCATCATAGTTAAATACATAAGCTTTGTTTTGTCGCACAAATTTACCAACTAAGTTAGCGTCTAAGATAGCTCCAGCTTCCGTTACATACTCAATAACTTCTACATACTCGATAATAGTTTCTCCTGGTACATCCACGTACTCGATTACTTCCTCAGTGCAAGATGTTAAAGCTGTTAAGCTGATCAATAATAATAATACATTTTTCATAATAAATTGGGTTTTAATTTTAGTGCCATTATTGGCGATGCAAAGATACGAAATAAAAATGACCTGTGCAAGTTTTTTTTACTTTTTTTCTAAAAATATTTGTAAAGCTGCTAAGGCCCTCCAAGCTACTTTAGCTAAGTGTAATACTCCATCGTCATCCATAGGGTTCTGGGAGTGATCTATTAGGTGTCTTACTAATGCATCCTCGTTATCGTTACTTTTACTTTTATCCCAGTGTAAAGGCTTATCTGGATGATGCTGATCGTTACCAGCTTTCGATGCTTTACTCACTTCTTTCAGTGCATCTGGAAAGTATTTTAATACTCCAGAGAATACTGGCTGGTTTTTTCTTACCTGTTGGTTTGCGAATGGTGGGTTATCTAATAACTCCTTAGAGTAGAAAGATTCTACTTCATACGTTTGATTGGTGTTCTTCATATTATTATCTTTTTACATACGCTAAAACTAGTGATATTACTCCTAGTACTATTAATTTAATTAAGAATATTAATCCGTTCTTGGCTTCTGTTTTTTTATTGGTAATCATAATTGTATTGATAATGTTTCTGGGAGTATGTAGCTCCATTTTTCTAAATAATCTTTTTTAATAAAATCCGTAGTCTTTGGGCATTTTAGGGCCATCATAGGTAGCCTTACTATCTGGGCCATTAAGTTAGTAACGTTATACACATAAAATCCTTTAGGATCTGTTACAACATATAAAAACTTCTTACCATAGATCTGAGCGTGTCTTTCATTCTTATAAAGTTTTAAGGCTTCTATCATTTTCTCTGGATAGTATTTTCTTCGATTCTTTATCTCAACAATGTAGTTACTGTCCTCAGCGTCGTAGTCACTAAACTGATCCTTCACTAGAACCAGCTTAGTACCACTCATTTCATTTATATGATCTATAGTAGACTGCTCAGTCATTACAATACCATTAACTCGTTTACTGCTGTTTTACCTCCTAGTACTACGGCACATCCGATAGCTGGCTTCTTACCTACCTTCATATAAGCCATAGCATAAGACTTAGCATCTATTCCACATCCTACCTGGCATCCGAATACTCTAGAGTTTGCCCCTACAAAGTACTCAGTATACGCCTGGGTATGTAAGTGGCCTTGTACAGTAGATCTCATATCAGCCCTAGCTTTTGTCTTTGCAGTTCCAGCTTCACCGTGAATATATAATACGTCATCTATTTCGACAGAAGTAACGAACCTCCATCCTGGAGTTTGTAAAACCTCTTTGTAATCCTTAACCCAAGCTGAAGGCACTCCAGAAGATTGAGCTTTTCTCATTATAATTCTATCGTGGTTACCTACAGTTACGTCAGCATCTGGGAATCGGTGATACCAACGAGCTAACCTTTTTACTGCTAGATCCAACTCAGCCTTACCTCCCATACCGTTCGCATCTGTTTCGTGATAAGAGCTATAGTGATTGTCGATAACGTCTCCGATAAATACAACTTTATTACAGTTATAACGTTCGTATACATCCACACAGTGATCAAAGTAAGCGTCTAAGTCGAATGGTGCGTGTAAGTCACCTATTACTAACACTCTAGATTCTTTGTTATTGAAAAACTCAAACGAGACTTTTTTAGCTCCGCTTAATCTTGGTCTAAAATCTTTTTTATTTTTTGCCATAATTATATTTATTTTTGGGTTTGTTTAATTCTTTATCATCTATTATCTGAGAAATATGATATAACTCTAAAGCTACACGCTTGTAAGTTTCTACATCTTCCTCGGCTTTACCTGTGCTGTGTAACCATTGAAGACGAGTAGCATACTGATTAGCCAGGTTGACTAGATCAGTTATGCTCATCTTCTTTAGGTCTTTACTTTTTAGCTGCATCGTATATCTTATATAGTTCGTCAGCTACTACAGCTACACAAGGGCCGCATCCAGATACTTTACGCTTTGCATTAAATACATCGTTGTAGATATCTATTAACTTCTTTTGTGTTTTAGAGTTAACACTACTAGGTCTAGGGTTAAAGAAACCATCTAGGAAGTCATAAGCTTCATTCGATAGATCGTTAAGTTTTCTAGTAGGAAACAATTTATTCAAAGCCTTAGCTCTAGCCTTACATCCACAGTCATCTGTAATAGCTTCTACTACAGCTGCTATTCCAGTTACTTCTGTTACGTTAGCAATAATATCTCCTAGTCCTTCAGCCTTACCAGCTTCGCCTAAGATATCCATTACTACTGTCTTTTTAATTCTAAGCTTCTGAGCGATCTTTCCAGGCTTAACACCTTGGTCAAATAATTCAAACACTTTTACATTTACTGATTCTTTCATTTTAATTAAGGTTTAATTAATAATAATACAAATATATGTAAAATAAATAACATACACAAGTTTTTTTTACTTTTTTTTATATTAAATCGTAGTCACCATTTATGTAGTCCTGGTAATCTTCAGCTAACTCGTTGGCAATGATCAATTTAGATCTTTTGATAGATAAATAAATAGTTCTAATTCCTATCTTACTTTCCTCTGCAATAGTTCTAAAAGACTTACCTGTAGATAAATACTTTCTAAATAGTTCGTAATCCCACCATTTAGCTTTGTCTTTTAAGATTGAATACATCTTTAGCTCCAGAGCTTCAGCTCCTAGCTTCTGTGTATCGAAGCCGTGGTCGATCCAGTTGTATTTTTCCTCGAAGTCGTACTGATCACCTAAGTGCGAGAAATCTAGGTTTCGCTTCTTTTTGATATGATTAAGTATGATCGATCTAAGACAAAAGAACATATATCCCTTAGATACTTTACCTTTCTCGTTTACTACTTTGTCATATAAGTCATCGTATCGACTAAGTCTAAGGTAAGCTTCCTGAACAAAGTCTTCAGCGTAGTTTATAACTTCTAAAGTGTTCCCAGAGATAGCCTTAGCCATTTTTATGTATTCTGGGTGGTACTTGGACAATAATCTTAACGCTTCATTGGTATTCTTGGTTTTCTTGGTTTTCATTTTGTTGGGTTTTAAAAGGCCATTTCTGGAGCTATATTAGGTAATACTTCTGGAGCTGCTTTAGAATGCTCTATAACATTTCTACCAGCACACGTGAAACTACAGTTACCTTGTTCCATTCGTAAAGAGATCGGCGAGTCCATTGGTGTTGGTCTACCTCCTGTTTCTGTCTCTTTTACTTTTGTAACGTGGATATCTGAGATCATCCATCTATCTGGTGACTGAGTGTATCTATGAACTGATATAACATCATCAGCTCTGTTTCCCCACTTTCCACCTCCTTCAACGTCGGCCATTGAACAAGGTTGAGGCAATCCTTCAAATTGGTGTCCGCTTGGATGCTTTCTTCTTAAAGCTTCAGTAACAGCGTGAGCGTTAAGCCAGATAGTTACATTATTGTCTTTACAGAAAAGTCTCATCTCTGACGCTATTTGATAGTCGTACTCGTGACCTCCTACTGATCTTAGTAGTGCTGGATCTTTTATAAGTGAGTTATAAGGATCTATAAGTAATCCGTCAAACTTCCAGGTCTTCAGTATCTCTGAAGCTTCATTCATTAAAGTTCTAGCTGAATATAATTTCTTTACATCTAAGATCTTAAAGTGATCATTAATATAAGCTAACTCTTTATCTATTCTAGAATCTGCTAATTTTTGGATAGGTAATCCAGTTCTAAACTCCATAAGTTTACGAGCTATGCTGTAGTCTGAATTCTCTGACGAGAAAATTAACCACTTTAAATTGTGTTTCATAGCATAAGCCATCATTAAGTATAAAATTACTGTAGTCTTACCTGTGTTAGCGTGTCCTACGCAGATATTAAAAGCACCTCTCTTATAGCGAATATATTCGTCTATTTCGTCAATGTTTAGTCCGAGACCTTGCTCTATTCGATCGTACTTTACGTCTAGCAGTTTCTCTTTAAGTTTTTTTAAGTCTGTAATCATTTGAGGTTTTTAATCGGTTAATAGAAAATAAAATAAAAAAGGGAAGCTTTTACACTCCCCTTTATATTCTCTAAAATGGTAAGTCTGGAGTTTGTCTACCAGCTTGTGACTGCTCACTTGCTACTGTCTGACGTTCTACACGGTCTGCGGCCTTGATCTCACCAGAAGTCCATACCACCTTTCCGTTACCGATATAAGACTTAGCTTCTTTAGCCTCTCTCTGCTCTTTAGATTGCTCCATAGCTACAGATGCATTCTGTCCATACGTGTTAGTGTCATCGTTTACGAAAACAGTAACGTTGGCCCAGCCTTGGTCGTTGAATTGGATTTTGTCTTTGTTGATTCCTAAAGAAATAATTGTACTCATAATATTTGGGTTTTGTGAGGACTTACTTTTTGCCTCGGTTAATAACACTGCAAAGATATGTAAAATTTATTTACTATGCAAGTTTTTTTTAGATATTTTTTAATTTATTTTCTACTTCACTAGAAACCACGTACTTAGCTTTTACGTCAGCTATAGAAAACTTTTTAGACTTCAAAGCTGTTACTACTTTTAAGTAGATCTCAGTATTTTCTTTTAGCTCTGGCTTACTTGGAGCACTAGTCTTACCGTGTTTATTCAAAGCGTCAGCGTCTGCAGTATTGTCAATAGCGAATAGATTACCAAGTGCATACTTTTTACCGTAAGATGAAGCTGATCCATATTTCTGAGGCAAGCTCATTCCTTTCTGATTCATATCGATTCCTACTATAGCATTAGCTGCTACAGATTCTCCTTCACTATTCATAAGAGTAGCTTGGCTTTCTAGTACTCCTTCTGCGATTAGTTTTTCAGTAACTACTACAGATGTTTGATACTTTGCATTTAATGGCTTTAGAGCCTCTAAAACGTCCTCAGCTGATCTATACTGGTAGCCTCCGAAGTTATTCTTT